AGATGAGTTTAAGAAGATGGTTTAAAGAGAAGTGGGTGGACGTAAAAACTGGTAAGCCATGTGGCAGACAGAAAGGCGAAAAGCGTAAAGGCTACCCCGCTTGTCGTCCATCTCGCAGAGTCTCCTCTAAAACACCAAAGACTACTAAAGAGATGTCTAGCGGTGAAAAAACAAGATTTAGAAAATCTAAAACAAGTTCACGTAGAATTAACTACAACCACAAACGAAGAAAACGATGACACACCACAACCACGAAGGCGACAAATGGCATGTTGCAGAAGAGCTAAATGGCAGACTAGCTATGCTAGGCTTTGTAATAGCTATTGGTACTTATATCACAACAGGCCAAATAATTCCCGGCATCCTATAATCCACCAACGCCACGTCCGTTCATCCTGCAAAGGACGCATGACAACCTAAGCATGGAACGGGGCTTAGGTATATGGGAGTTTACCATGACAGTAACTTACGTATATCGTGGCGTTGCTTACACCAAAATTATCAAATGAATGATCGAGCAATTTGGTTCGGTATAATCGGTCTAGCTCTTGTAATGGGTGCTTTAGAATTAAGCCACATTCAAACACACATGACTGAGAAACGTCCAAATCTACATTTTCATAAAGTAGTTCGTTAAGCGACAGTTGGGAGGTGCAATGCCTCCCCTCTACATTTGGTATAAGCCTCTACGGAGACACCTTATGCCGTCTAGACGGTGGGATAGACCACAAATCTCAATGAGTCCAATTAAGACTCCTATAATTCTAGATCTAGAGACGATACATATAACCTTACAAAATAATGGCACAACAGTCAACAAACAATCCTGCTTCACAAACCTTTCTGGGTAGGATTAACACAGCAACTAACGCTACAAATAACAGAGATTTGTATTTAAAGTTGTTCTCAGGTGAGATGTTTACTGGCTTCCAAAGAGAGACAATCGCAAGAGATCTCGTAATGAAGCGTACACTCACCAACGGGAAGAGTTTACAGTTTATCTATACTGGACGCACAAGTGCGGAATACCACACTCCCGGAAATAGCATACTAGGAAACAGTGACAAAACTCCACCAGTAGCTGAAAAAACAATTACAGTGGACGATTTGCTCATTTCTAGTGCTTTCGTATATGAGCTAGATGAAACACTAGCACACTATGAATTGAGAGGAGAAATTTCCAAGAAGATTGGATATGCTCTTGCACAAAAATATGATAGACTAATCTTTAGAGCTATCGCTAAAGGTGCTAGACAGGCTTCTCCAGTATCACTCAGCAACTTCATAGAGCCGGGCGGTACTCAAATTCAAGTCGGTGGCGGTTCAAACGCTGACGATGCCCTAAACTCAACACACTTAATCAACGCTTTCTATGACGCTGCTGCAGCTCTAGACGAGAAAGGTGTAAGTGATGATGGTAGGGTTGCTGTACTTAACCCAAGACAGTACTATGCACTTATCCAAAACGTAGAATCAAACGGTTTAATTAACCGTAATGTAAGAGGAGACGCATTACAGTCTGGTAACGGCATCATTGAAATTGCAGGTATCACAATCTACAAGTCAATGAACACACCATTCTTCTCTAAGTATGGTACAAAGTATGCTCCATCTTCTGGTGCATCAGCTGCAACTGACCTTGACACAGTAGATCCCGGAAATACAGGATCATTCGTATCTGAGTCAATCGAAACAGCTACAACAGTTACAGGTAACAACTATGGCCCACGCCAGAACTACGGTGCTGCCTCTAACTTTGCAAACACATGTGGACTTATCTTCCAAAGAGAAGCTGCAGGTGTTGTTGAAACAATCGGCCCACAGGTTCAAGTAACTTCTGGAGACGTTTCCGTGGTTTACCAAGGTGATGTCATACTAGGACGCATGGCTATGGGAGCAGATTATGTGAACCCAGCAGCTTGTGTAGAATTGTTCGCAGGAACATCTACAAAGCCAGCAGCTTTCTCATAATATATACATTTATACGGGGGCACTCGCCCCCCTTTTTTATTATGGCAGTAATACCTTACGGAGTGTCTACCGAACTAGATGCTGTAAACTCAATCCTGATGAGCGTTGGAGAAACCCCAGTTAATACATTAACAGTGCAGAGCCCCGAAGTGGCTATAGCACAAAAGACTCTAAGGCAAGTCTGCCGTGAGGTGCAAGCTGAGGGATGGTCATACAACACAGAGAATGAGTATCCTATAGATACCGATACCAATAATCAAGTTATAGTTCCAAACAATGTTTTACAAATGGATCTAAATATCTTTCAACATGGTAAAGATTATAACGTGGTTAGACGTAGTGATAACGGTATATCCAAAGTGTATGATAAAAAGAACCATACATTTACTTTTGAAAATTGTGATAAATTATATTTTGATATGATATGGATGATAGATTTTGAAGATCTACCACAACCATTTAAAGATTATATAACCGCTAGAGCCTCCAGAATCGCCTCTAACCGTATGGTAAACAACCCTCAGTCTGCTAAACTTCTTGAAGGAGATGAAGCTAATCTAAGGGCACTAGCGTTAGAGTACGAGTGTAAACAGGCAGATCACAACATATTCAATGACTTCCAGTATCAACAAGATGCTAACACCGTATATCGACCATTTAAAGTACTAAGAAGAATGTAATGTCAGCAGTCAATCAACGTATCCCAAACTTCCTTGGAGGTGTATCTCAACAACCAGATAAAATCAAATTTCCCGGACAGCTTAGGGTATGTGATAATGCTGTACCAGACATAACATTTGGTTTAAAAAAACGTCCTCCTGCAGAGTTTATTGGGACTCTTACCAATGCAAATACATCTGGCCATTGGTATGAAATCTTACGAGATGGAGATGAAAAATATATTTTACAAATTACACCAGATAATACTGGTTCTATGCCAATAAGAGTTTGGGATCTAGCAGATGGGTCAGAAAAATCTTTGACAAATTCTAACGGAGATTCTATTTTTAGTTATTTGTCTGGAGCTACAGCACCATATGCAGTCACTACAATTCAAGACTATACTCTTATTGCTAACCCAAACAAAACTGTAGCTGAGTCTAGTGCTAATACAGCTGCACCTATTCTTAATGGAGACTATTCATATGCTAGGCTCGATACTGTTGCTTATAATACTGAATATATTTTGTATAGTGGTACTGCACCAACCCCCAACACATATTTTAGAGTCACTTCTGTAAAGGTAGATAGGATGTCTGGAGGTAGTGCTCAAGGCCCAACCTTTGATGACACTAATGAAAATCAAAGTAAATCAGGTACATTAACTTGGTCATTTTCTGGAGGTAGTGCAGTAACTACAACAGGTGCTCAAGTAGGTGGTACAAATATTACAGAAAATATTGAAGGCAGTTTACAAGTAAATGGAAACAGTTATATTGCAAATAATATAGCTAACTATGATGGCGGTGGTTCATCATCTAGTAACTTTTTAGGTTATACACAGGATTACGATGTAAGGTATACAGCTACTGTGACTTTGACTGACGGTGGATTAATTAGATCAACTAACAAAACTACTGCAGAAAATTTATTTATAGATGTAGCTATGGAGGGTGAAACCTACCGTATTTCAGTAGAGGCTGTAGAACCAGTAACTACATATAGAGATGTATCTAATATAGCTTATTTCAAAACACCTAAGAATCCAGACAATGGTACTCTTAGTATGGCTAGTATATTAAATGGATTAAAGAGTGCAGTTAACAGTAGTTTAGCTAACGTAACTGCTGAAGTTATAGGTAGTGGTTTGTTTTTAAATGGCACAGCTGCAGATAGTGTAAACTTTCTTGGTGGTGCTGTAAACGAAAACATGAGTGTTATAGGTCAAAAGGCACAGGATATTAGTAGACTACCAGCTATGAATAAACATGGTTATGTAGCTCAAATAGCAAACACGGCTGACCTAGACACTGATGATTACTATGTAAAGTTTATAGCAGATAACGGTGCTTCTGGAGTTGGTAACTACGAAGAAACTGTAAGACCGCATAACTTTGCAAGCAACAGTGATCCTATGAAAGCGGGTTTAGACCCCGCAACGATGCCACATGCTTTGATAAACAACCGTAATGGTACATTTACTTTTGTAAAGTTAGATGAAACAACGGCTAATTCACAAGGTAATGAAAACTATTGGAAAGATAGGCTGGTAGGTGACAACACATCTAACCCTTTTCCTACATTTAAGGGTGGTACTATACAAGAAATGTTTTTTCATAGGAACAGATTAGGTATTATTTCTGGTGAAAACGTAGTTATGAGCCAGCCGGGAAGGTATTTTGATTTTTTTATTGTATCAGCAATCGCTGCTAGTGACGATAATCCTATAGATATAACTGTATCAGACATTAAACCTGCGTTTATTAATCATGTTTTACCTATACAAAAAGGTATTATGATGTTTAGTGACAGCGGACAGTTCCTATTGTTTACTGAATCTGATATATTTAGTCCTAAAACAGCTCGATTAAAAAAGGTTTCTAGCTATGAATGTGATGAAACTATACAACCTGTAGATCTTGGTACATCCGTACTATTTACATCTAATGTATCTGCATATGCTAGAGCATTTGAAGCTACAATAATAGATGATGATACACCTCCTAATATAATAGAACAAACTAGAGTAGTACCAGAGTTTTTACCAAAAGATATAACTAAATCTACAAACTCTGCAGCTATAGGTATAACAACCTATGGTAAAAAAGGTGAGAGTGAAATATATCATTATAAGTACTATAACGCTGGACAAAAACGTGAACAATCAGCATGGTATAGTTGGACACTAACAGGAACGATGCAACATATGTTGTATACAGCTGGTAGTTTCTTTACTGTTACTTTCCATGATGGTAGTTACAAGTTATGTAGGTATGAATATGTAGCAGACGCTGACAGCACTAGATCATATGTACTAGGTACGGGTACTGTTGGTTCACCACTTCAAACTTCAAGACAGTTTGAGGCACACTTAGATAATATGACTATAGCTACAAACGTAGCTGGGTCAGCTCAAACAACTACAGCTCCAGAAAAAACTGTACTACGTATACCGTATGTACCTGCAAACACTACAAACTTGTTTATGGTTGGTTTGTCTGGTAATGACAGTGACGGAGATTCTATTGCTGGTACAGTCAGACAGGCTGATGCTGTAGGTTCTGTTACTATATCTGGAGTTGTGCATGGTACAGTTACATTTAATAACATAAACATATCCAGTTCAGCAAAAGTTGCTGTAGGATATAAGTACACAAGTACTATTGAACTACCAACATACTATCTAAACGTAGGTCAAAATGCTTACGACACAGATGGAGATTTACGTATATCTGGTATTAACTTTGAAATGGGTGTAGGTGGGCCTTTAGAGTTTCATCTAACCTCACCATTTCAATATGTAGATGCTAGTGGTAATATAACCAAAGATATAGACGATTATGTACAATTTGAGTCTGGTATATTATCTGATTCTGGTGTATTTGATAAGCCTCCTGCAGACTTAGCTACAAGTGTAAGAGTGCCAGTACAACGTAAGAATGAGAAATATACTTTACAAATACAAATACCTGACCCCTTTTCCACTGCCATAATCTCAGCAAGCTGGGACGGCATTTACAACCAAAAACGACATGTACGAAGGTAAGTATATTCAGACTTGCACACCAGAGTTAGCTCTACGTGTAGGTCTGAACTTACGCTATGAAGATAGGCGTGAGGCAGAGGAGACTTCTGGTTTATGTGCAGAGGCTTCTATAATACAATCATATTATAATTCAACATATTCTGTTTACTTTGAGGTTCCCAACGGCAAGGCTGCTGGAGTGGCGGGCGTAACTCCACATAATGTAATTTGGATGTTGTGCACAGATGCAAGTACAGAGTATCCACATACATTTGTAAGAGAAGCGAGACGCTGGGTAAACAGCTTACTCAATCCTTTCTTATGTAATCAAGCAGATATGCGGAATGAATCACACATAAAACTATTAAAACTTTTAGGCTTTACCTTTATTAATTATCATGTTTACAATGGAGTCCCTCTTATACAATTTATAAAACCATGTGCGAAGCCGTTACCTTAGGTATCATTGCTGGAGCTGCACAGGCTGGTGCGGGTATAATACAACAAAATGCAGCTCATCGAAATGCAGTTGCTCAAGTAAATCGTTCTAATGCCATAGCACGGCAAAAATATCTTAATGATATAACAATATCAGCCTTTAACGATCAGCGTAAAGGTGAAGTATTTACAGCTCAACTACAAGCTGACGCAGCTTCTCGTCAGGCTTATTACAAGCAAAAAGAAATTAATCAATTAGAAGCAAACAGATCGAGTGAAACAGCTCAACAAGAACTTAGAGAAAAAGTTACAGAAGCTATGTTCAAAAGCCAAGAAGGATTAGCTAAGGCTATCGAGGCTCAAGGAACTATCCTTGCAAGTGGACAACAAGCTGGTCAATCTATGATGCTACAACTAGCAGACGTAGAACGACAAATGGGTTTCAAAAATGCCCAACTCAATGCCTCTGTATTTGATGCTACAAAAGCATTTGGTATCAAGCAATTTGGTGTTGATCTTGACCAATATGGAGCAGATACACGTGCATACAACAGCATATCAACTACAGCTGCAATAGCACCATCTGCATCATTTAAGACTATTCGACCAATCGAACAAGCACCTCCAGAAAAACCATCTATACTTGGCCCACTACTTGGTGGTATTGCATCAGGTGTAGGAGTATATGGTTCAATAACAAACTAATAAAATGTCATACACTAGACAAACTAATTTTACCAGATTTACAAATAGAAACGTCCCAGACGAATCTAGGGAAATAGAAAGGAAAGCTAAGGCTTTAGATAAACAAAGAATCGACACGGTAAATAATTACAAAGGAGCAAGCTCCGATCAAATTAGTGAGATGAATCGTCTATCTGGCCTACAAAAAATGGCTGACGATTTTGAATTACAAAACTTAAAAAACTTTACAAACAACTTTGCAAAAGCAGTCACTACCAGTGCTCAAGTGCTTGGTAAAGACCTTATAGAAACACGTAAAGAAAAAGGTGCTCAAGCTAGACAAGAGGATGAAGCTAGATTAGTAGAGCTTGAACAGGAAATAGCAGAAGCTAAAAAAGATACACAACTTAAGCTGTCTGTTATTGATTTAGAAAACGAAAAGAAAACTCTTGAAGATAAAATCAATCTAGCTGATTCAAGAAAAAGATTAGGTGCATTTGGTTACGGTTATACTAGAGATTATTTACAGTCTCGTGCAGAAGGGTTTTTACCTTATCTTCTTAATGAAACAAGAGAAAGCACAGATATATTTAAGGCAGGTATAGGTGAAGAAGGTGATGCTGACTATGTACCTCCTGTACTTATCAAAGACTACAATAAATTAAGTCTAGCAGAGAAACAACAAGTACACGCTTTTATTCAACAAAAGTATATTAATGAAAGTAACATTGATGGTGTAAGTCCAAAGATAAGAGAAAAGTATCTTGATAGACACCTTGATAAAATAACCACAAGTTGGTTTGCCAAACAAGTAACTATAGCAGAACAAGAGATTGCATATCAAGAGATATCTGATTCTAACGATGACGTAGCTCGTGCATTTAAAGAGTACAACGCTGCAACTTTTACAACTGATATGCTAGATGATAACATCATGTTTACTCAGTTACAAAAGACGTTACAGATACAGTTAGAAACAAACAAAGATAGTTTTGCAAGAACAGGTCAAGTAGGTACATATACTGCTGGTCAACTAGCTCAAAATAATATATATTCTAATTTAGTACAAAACATATCATTAATTGATAATGATGCTGTTAGAGGTGTCTTAATAGAAAAGTTAAAAAATGCAAAGTTTGTAGTTCCTAGTAAAGGTACTAACTTAGCAACTTTAGAAGAGCACTTTCCAGCAAAGTATAACTTTAAAGAAATTGAAAAAGAGATAAATAAAAAGGTTAGTCAGAATAGACAAGTCAAACAACAGACTCGTAAAGATAATGCTGAAACAGAAATGTTTGAGTTAAAACAGCTTTTGTTTAATAACCCAGAGCAGATAGATGAGTACTTACTAAAGAAAGAGGAGATTCAAAGAAAGTACGGTGATATTACCGAACTTAAAACTAAACTAGCAGATTTAGATGAGTACCCTGAGAGATTAAAAAGTGGTATATCACTTGAGAAATCTAAAGAGTATTTAAAAGATATAGTAGGTTTATATCCTAGAGGTATACCTAAAAGTTTAGCAGATAATTTTCATCCAGAACACTGGTCACAGTTAAAAGAAAAAGGTTTAGTAGCACAAGAATTAACATATTATGAAACTAACTCACAAGATGTTAAGAAAGATAATGTAAGACTTCAAAAAAAATTAGAATTAGTATTTCTAAAAAACAATCCTTCTAAAAATAATTTAAACAAAGATAACACTACATTAACAAAATTAAAAGAGGATATACTTAAAATACATATCCCTCGCCAAATAAATATAATTGCTGCAGAGGGTATACCAGAAGGTGAGAAAGATCCTGAGTTGTATTTATATAAAGAAGCAGTAAGACGTGTGGATGCACTTATAGAAACAGCAAGAGATGCTGAAACACCAAAAGATAATCCTTTTAAATTAAATAATAAAAATGAATTTGTTAATGCAGAATCAGAAGGTAATAAAGCTGAACTAAACTTGTTAAAGGAAGTTAATTCAGTTGTTGAAGAGGATAGAAAAATTGGTAATGGTATTCTTGAAAATCTAAACAAAAACAATACTGCAGCAACAACAACTAATTTATTTGAAGGTAGTCATCTTAGTAAAGAAGAAATTGTAGCTAGACTTAGCCCTTTACCAATAGATGGTAAGTATAGTGTTTTTCCTAAGTCAATGGTTTTTGCTGCAAAGGAAGATATGACTGGTAAAACTGTGCTTGACATTTGGAATCATCAAAGAAGTTACTACAATTTACCTGAGATCACTAGAGAGCAACTAACTCCAGCAGCACAGCAAGCATTAACTATAATAGATACCTTAGATACAAACACAATTAACTTACTAAAAAGTGACAATGCTAAAGACTTTGCTACAGGTATAGATAAGTCTGGTCTTGTTTCTACACACCTTGTAGCTACCTCTGCGGGTGATTTTGATGTACCTCAAGGTTTTGTTACTTCAGAGTTAGGTAAACTAGATGGTGTAACTTTAGAAGATTACAACGCAGAAACTGAGGATGGTGAGGAGTTGCGAGCTAATATAAAAATGGCTTATATAAACAAAGTTATAGCAACAGCATCTATAGGTAGTAATAACAAGCTAGAAGTTTTACATAGAGTTCATGCACTTCTTAAAGATAAGAATATGGACGATTGGAAAAAAGATATAAGATTAGAAGAAAGTGGTGTAAACTTTGTAAATAATTACTACTCAGGTGGTTACTCTGGAGACAAATATAGTCATGCTATAGACATACAAGGTGATCTTAAAGTAGAAAGACGACTTGGTGAAGGTAGTAAGTACATTAGAAATGTAAAACAAGAGCAAGATCTAATTAAGAAAGAAGAAAAAGAAAACAGCTTTACTAATGATGAGGACTTATACAACTATAGGACTCAAGATCTTACAGCTATAAGTGTAGAACAAATAGAAGATAAACTAGAAGATTGGTTAGGCGAAGAACCAGATAAATTTGGTGGTAACAAAAATAATGTTACACCCGAATGGGCTGACTGGAATCAAAAGAAACAAAGATTAGAGTCACAAATAAGAGTACTAAATGCTATAGAACAAGGAGACGCTAGTTTTGGTTTACGTGCTAGTCAAAAAACAGATGCTACAGTTCAAGATGCTCGTGTATTAATACCAGCATTTACAAGATTACCAGCTTGGATTAAAGATGGTAGACTTAACCAAGATATTGTTAATGTTATTAGTCAAGAAAAATTTGACGAAATTAAAGCAAAAGTAGTTAAAAAATTAAACTTACCAGCAGCTCCAGATGCTTTTTCAATGGCATTCACTTTTTCACCAATTAAAGGTAAAATGGAAGAAAGGTTTACAGAAGAGTTTTATAAAGAGTTAATAGCATTACCAGAGTTCTTTACAGGAGAGGCATACTAATGGATCCCAATGAAATAACGAATGAAATTGCTGGCATTAGTGACATCCTTGAAGCACAACAAGGTAATGTAGATGGTGTCGGTATAGATTTAGATGATGCAGAGGCAGAAGCAGGTCAAGCTGCACAGGAGCAGTTAAGAGGAGAAGCTCTAGAAGAAGGTATCGAACCCCCAGATTCTACAGATCAGGGGTTTGTACCAGATAGTTTAGGTCAGTTTGTATCAGAAACTGCTAAGGCAGTTATTGGTGGTGGAGCTGACGCTATAGATAGTGTAGGTAGTTTTCTTGATTTATCAGGAGATACTATACAAACTGCTATAAAAAGTGTATTAGGTGTACAAGATGCTAAGAACAACCCATTTTCTAAGGATTATGAGTCGGGTGCTTGGTGGGATATACCAGATCAAAACGTACCAGAAAACAACTCAGGGTATGGTAAACTAGCTAGAGGTCTTGTAGAGTTTGGTCTTTTATCTGCTGTTACAGGCGGTATAGGAGGTAAAACTATAGGAGCTGCTAGATTTGGTACACGTATGTCAAAGGCAGCTAGAGTTGCAGGTTTTGGTAGAAAAGGTACAAAATTTTTAAAGGTTGTCAACAAAGGTGCTACAATAGCTGGTACTGGTACAGCAGCTGACATTGTTATGCAAAGTTCAGAAGCTGGTAACATAGCTAACTTAGTAAATGAATATGCCCCCGGCATACCGTTTGTTGAGGCTTTAGCAGTTGACCCAGAAGAAGATACAGTATGGATTTCTAGAATAAAGTCTGCTACTGCAGGTGCAGGTATGAACGTGGTAGGTCATGCTTTAGGTGCAGCTATACGTGGTCTATATAAAGGTGCAAAACACTTTAAAAAAACAGGTGACGTTGTAGAATCAAACAAGATAGTTAACAAAGAGTATGAAAGTAACTTTGATAAAGAGATTATCAAGGATGAGGATGCACATGGAGAAATGATAATTAGCAGAAGATCTGAAGGTAAAGGTATAGAAGGTAGAGTGTTTAGAGAAGAGTACAATAAAAAGTACTTACCAAAAGATGATTTTCAAGAATATCTAGCTATAAAAAATGGAGAGCAACCTTCTCCAAGAGTGCTAGAACAACTAAAACGTAATCATCCTAACCTTGATACAGCTACAGAAGATCCCAATGTTATACGTCAATTAGCACTATCTGATTACGATGACTTAGTAAACAGGATAGGTGCTAGAGCAAAAGACCCTTGGATACCAGAACAGGGAGCTAGTCTATTCCAACTAGGTGAGCTAAACCTAAATGGTGCTGACGAGTTTATTGATGCAGGTAGATTTAACAATGCAGAAAAAGCTACATATCGTCCTACTGCAGAACCACAAGATGTTGTAGATCAAAACCTTAGAGAGTCTGTATCTAACAAACGTATTGATGGTATGCCATCTAGTTCAAGCCCTTTATCTACAGAAGCTAACTTTAGAAAACTTGCTCGTGGTGATAAAAATGTACTAGAGTATGTTAAAGAAATAGCTGACGAATTATCAGAAAAAATTTTTAGAGGACAAACAGCCTTAGATACACTTGGTAAAAAGTTTAGTTATCAAGAAGTAAGAGATGTTATACTTGACCAAGCCAATAGATTGTACGCATTTTTAGAAGATGGAGAGGATGCTGCAAAGGCAATGAGAGAGTATTTACTAACAGATTCTGGTAATAAAATTATTTGGCAACACGATGGTACTACTATAGTTACTATAAATGCAGCCCAAAAAGCAGCTACACAACTATTAGTACATACTTTAGGTCGTCAAATACACTCTATTGCTACAGGTGCTACACAACTACCTAAAGGTGTAAGTATAACACGTCAAACAGATCAAATGTTTGATATGATGAAGGTGTTGATGATTGAACAGAAAAAGTTAGCATACCTTACAGGTAACGAGCTTTTACAACAACGTAACTTTGTTCTTGATGATTATATTAGACAAAAACTAAACAAAGGTATTTCTGATATAGTAGCAGATCAAGAGTCATATTTTCAACATTTACGTAAACTAAAAAAAGATAATCCTGAGCTATACAGACATTTACATACAATGCACCAACTATCAGGTGGTGTAGTTACACGTCTTGAACATATACATGACTATCTAAGAGCTGTTATAGGCAGAGGTGGTCTTGGTAAACGTGTAAATGGTCAGGTTGTTACACCTAGATTATTAAACGAACTAAATGCTGTATACTACAACTCATTGTTAAGTAATATACTAACACCTATTAAAGCTGTAGTTAGTACTAACTTTATTGCTACCTTACGTCCTTTACAGGCTTGGGGTGGTGCTATGATTAGAGGTAATCGTAAAGAAGTTGCACTAGCAGCTGCACAGATTCACGCTCTTGGTCAAGCATACAAAGAAGGTTGGCAGATGTTTAAGCACAACTGGGAACTAGGTCTAAACAGACAAAAACAAACCTATGCAGGTAAGTTTAGTGTAGAACGTGACCTAGCAGACTACGAGGCTTTAGCACCGTTTTATGCTAACTACGCAAGTAAATCTGAACGTCAAGCATACTATGCACTAAAAGGTATTATTGACTTTAACACAAGTCCATATGCAAGGTATAGTACAAACCTTATGGGTTCTGGTGACGCTTTTGCTAGAACTGTTATAGGTCGTCTTGAGATGCGTATGAGAGCTGCTAGAGAAGCCTTAGACGAAGGTGTAGATTTTAAAGATCTAAATAAAGTAGCAGCAAAGATAGAAGGTAAGTTTAGAAATGAAATATTTAGTTTAGATAAACATAAAAAATATGTCGTATCAGATAAAGCAGCAACTTTAGCTGGTAATGATGCAGCCCTAACTACTGCACTACCAGAGACGTTTAAGGCATTTGAAAATTTACAGAAAATGCCGGGGGGCCCTTTGTTCTTCCCATTTGTACGTACAGGTTACAACGCTTTACGTCTTACGTTTGCACATACCGAACTAGAAAGATTTACTAAAAGGTTTGATGATGTAATGAACGGTAAAAACCTAGAGTTGTATGGTATACGTCCAGAAGATCTAGAAGGTGCTCAAGCACTGATGCGGGGTCGTATGGCTATGGGTAATGCAGCGATGGTGATGACAGCTGTAGCAGCTCTTAGTGGTATGGTTACAGGTGACTTACCTCCTGACAAAGAAACCAGAGATTTGTGGAAGATAAATGGTATACAACCAAACTCTTTTACAATTCCCGGAACTAATACATACGTATCATATAGAAACATAGAACCATTCAATACTTTATTTTCATTAACAGCAAATGTCTTTTCTAATACACACCTACTAGGTGAGGACAAGATGGACGAGATGGTAGAAAAAATTACCTTTATGTTTGCATCAGTACTTGTTGACAAGTCTATGCTTGCGGGTGTGGATGATCTTGTTACACTACTAAACTCTGATAGTACAGGTAGTCAGCTAGAAAATACTTTAGCAGGACTTACACGTAGAGCATTGCCTTATTCTGGATTATTAGCAGGTTTAGGTAAGATGATGCACGCACATGAGGTAGAGGCTAATACTTTTGCAGAACTTTTAT